TCAATGTGTCAGGCTAGACCTGGAAGATCGCGGGTTCCCCCCCACCTTGTTATCGGTGGGGACCCCATCTGAACTCTGAACCCAGAGCTTTGGAAGATATCGACTTGGAGGGTCGTTGGACGGGAGATGCACTACCATGACGCATGAAGAGACCAATCTTCAAGTTTCGGATTACCGGTACCGCCACCCATCTCCGTGGGCCATCACCGTGGTAGTATTGCACGTTCAACGAAGCGTTGAGTGTATGTTTATTTTCAAATTTTATTATTTAATATGTCCACCCCCAGGTCTGATATAATCCATCCATTCCCTACGAAGAAGTTACGCTCCAATTTTCCTGAAGCCCGCGAAGTGGATATCCACTTCCATATGCAAAATCACCACCGGTCCTGCCGGTAGGTCCAAGATGTTCGATCCATAGATCTGCACTACGCCAGCTTGCGACAAGTTGGTGGAGGTGCCATCAGTGGGTGAACATTGACGCCATTCATTATAGTAGTCGCTAGCGTCCAGCTCGAAGGCAGCGATTTCGGTCACCTGTGCAACGTCACTATGGAGAGCACTGGTTACGTCAACAAGGCTACCCGGCGGCCCACTAGTGTTGGAATCATCAGCTTGGAACCCGATGGCAACAAATCCGCCAGCGGTTGCCGCTGTGACGGGCACTGCTTGTATCATCACCCGCGTTAGCATGAAGCGTGCGTACTGGTTACGCAGCCCCGCTAGTAGTGGGAAGAAATTGGCCAAACCCCAATAGTCAGCAGAAGCTACTGTTACGGGTGCCAGTGAGATGATATGTTTTGCGAATTTGTTTTCGGTGTTGGTGAATGCATATGAGGTACTTAATCTCATCGAGTTCACGTCGGCGCTCCCACGGAAGATCGGAGGGAGCCGCGTGATGCCCTGTGTGGTGGGCACTCGATTACGAGCTTTACGTCTACCACGCTTGGTAGGCGTACGGGTGGTTGAGATCTGGTTTCCCACCACCCGAGGTCGATTGGTATTATTTAATTTGGCACGATTAGAGTTCATTAGTTTGGTCAGAGTGATAAACTCACAGGAGTAGAGGGTCTGGTAGGTCATCATACGATGCCACACGATCATTGGTGAATTCAATGACCATACGATCATACATGTTCTCCAACGCCACCTGGTGGTCAGGGAGGATTCCCCAGGCCAACCATACTCCGTAACGAGCTTCATCGGTGATCGTATCCTCCGTACGATCGATACCGATGCCCAAGATCCTAGCCCCCGAGTGTGCTAGCAATCCGTCACCAAATTTGGTCCTCTTAGTTCCTGCTCCAGACAGCCGTCTGTAATATGAGCTCAATATGGGCACGCCGTGTGTAAGCGCGACGCCACATTCCCCAATTGCTCCTAGCCACTCCTCCATCTCACGTGGTGAACGAAGTGGGAGCAAACACAATGCATCCTTGTGGAGAACTTGCGGGATATTGCGAACCATTGTCCAACCGTTTACGGTATTTACGGGACGCATTTGGCAGAACTCGATCTTCTCAATGTCGTACACGGGTGCCTCAGCCACCATTCGGAAACCCAGGTCGAGAAACCACGACTCCAGATCCACTAGGAAACGGTCCAAATCCTCAGATTCCATGAACACCACACAATCGTCCCCATTATTCATCAGTTTGATACTGACCCCACGCTCCTTTGCGTAAGCCCATACCATCCCACACATGATAATGCAGTTGCCGAGTGCGGTGTTCATGTCCCCTGAACAACGTTTCCCTTTGAATTTGTACTTCACCTTACCGTCTTCGCAGTATCCACGACCAACATTATACATCTGCCGGTTGAGCAACGTCCTCAAATGGGGATCGTTTCTATGAATTTTGAGGTAGATGTTATGCTCCCATTGCAACACTTCAGCACTCACATGCATGTCGAACTTGGTGGCATCTAACCCTACTGCTACAGGACGTTTGAACGAGTTCCATTTCCCAGCACATATTCTACCAACACGCTGCACGTTGAAGCCCTTCATTACAGTGGGCCCATCTCCGAAGACATCAGCGATTTCTTCGTAAATTGCGTGCTCTATGTGTTTAATGTAGCGACCTACCTCCAAGCAATGTCTTGGGGACCTTGGTTGGATACAACGAGGTGCTTTATTGGGGGGAACTTTTTCCGCCTTCACGAAGGCCTTCAAAATCGCATCAGTGGAGTCCACAGGTTTGATCAACAAGGAATCATGTGCGTTCTGGTAGATCTGCTTCTTGCGACCTTCGTACTTGGCCACGACTGCATCGTGGGTTTCCGGGGTGGATCGAAACTTCCCTACTAACTTCGCAAATGGTCCTAGTCTCATTTCAACTACATCCACTGAGCATTTTGGAGGCTCTTGTAAAGTGCCATTGACCACGCACTGAAACACTCTCTCATTGAGTGCTGTGGCCAGTGTGCCGATATCAGGGTCATTGACCCTGAGGTTGACCTGGGGAGCTACGCCGCTGACACAATATAGCGTTCGCTCCCTACAAGGCGCCTGGGTTCGGGTTACCGCCAGGTCGGGATGCAAGTTGGCACTAGTGTGCCGCACCCCCGGTAACCCTACCAAGCGCCCTCAGAAGTCTGGTTCAGTTGGGCGCCAGTCCCAACCGAACCATCCTTCAAACCGTCTGCGTGCAATCTCACCCCAATCCCTGGCGGCTCTCTCATGCACAGTCTCCACAAAGATCGCCTCGATCACCAATGGCAAGGCGGCCGCAATGTGAGTGGGCCTCAGCTTATGTTGCTCCATGATGGTTCGGGCCATCTTGCGAGCGACCATTTCATTGGCACCATTGCGTGTAGGAGTGCCCATGTGATTCTTCACCTGGGCAATGACGGTGGCGATGTATGCACGTCTGCCTTTACGTGCAGCGGGGAGAAGTTTCTCCGCTGGGGCTACCCCATCAACTAAGACCTCCGATTCCACTGGAAGCTCCTCTGGGTTGTCCATAAGACGTTTCGCGAGTTCCTTTGCTCGCTGACGTCGGGCCCACTTGTAGTAGTACTTACAAGCGAGCATGCACCCTCCAACGACCACCCCAACACCCATTAGGGTGAGGAGTCGCCGCCCGGTTGGATAGGTAACGTGTCCAATCGTTACTCGAGGGAACACCTCAAGCACGGTTTGGACCTTCCCCAATACGTCGTAGTCGAATGGGGGTAGTGGCTCCAGTCTGGGTCGAGACTGTGACAGCAGGGGGGCAAGGCCTGCGAGCTGCGCTTTGATCAACACTACACTGTAACAATGTGACATTGGTCTGGGATTTAACGTGGTCAGG